CACATAGGCAAACTTCTATACCCTTTTGTTTTAGGTAGTTACGTTATATTTTATTAACTTGCGAAACTTGAATTATAAATATTAGAAAAAAATAGATCAAGATGAGTGAAACTATAGTAAACATCCCGCGCAGCTCTCTGAGCGCCGGGTCTGCTATCTACTCCGTATTGAAGGACCTGCTCGGCGAGGGCCATGTGCGCCCCGTGGTGAGCGAGAACGAAGTGACGCTGCCGCTGGTGACGTTTCGCCGCATCGATGTGCGCTCGCTCGACGACAAGGGCCGCAGCGGCTACGACGAGGTGTGCTACGAGGTGGTGGTCTTTGCGAAGACCTACGGCGAGGGCGTGGAGACGATGGAGCGCGTGAGGAAGCAGCTCGTGGGCCGTATCGTCGCCAGCGAGGAGGAAGACGGCTTCGCCATGACCATGGACTGCGTGAAGGTGGTCGGCGGCGAGGAGAGCTGGAAGGATGGCGCCTTCGTGCAGACCATCCGCCTGTCGTATCATGTGGCGCTGGGGGTGGTGAAGCAGAAAATGGTCTATGAGTACACCTTGAGCGAAGCGAAGTGGGGCACGATCATTATCCCATTCAGTTGCGCGAAGCCCGACGGGCTGAAACTGTACGAGGCGCTCTCGGTTAACGAGAACGGGAAACTCGTCGCGAATGAAGTCGATCGCTTCGAGGCCAATACTCCATACATCGTAGGCGGAACCCCTGGGCAGTATAGACTGGAGGGGTATGCCGGTAAGCACGGCGAGAAATATACCAAGGGAATTTTGACGGGTGTGTATGTAGAGCAAGAGCCGCCTGTCGGTTCTTATGTTCTGCAGAACCAAGACGGGGCCGTACAGTTCTACCAACACATGGTCCAGGGCAATGGTGTGACGGTTGGCCCCAACCGCTGCTACATCGAGCCCCAGGAGGGCGCAGGAGGCTCTGCCAGTATGCCGGGCGGCGAAGACCAGGGCGGCGGCGGAGAGCTGGGCGATTAGTGTGTGACATTTTAGAAAACTATGATTATGGAAAAGGGAAAGAATAAACAAGAGAAAGGCCTGGCAGAGCATTCCAAGGAAGGAGCCGCCGTGGGCCGTATCGAGGTCGAGGTCGGTGGTAGCGTTTACCCCGCTTACATGACCAACGGCGCGATGCTTCGTTTCAAGCAGCAGACGGGCCGTGATCTGACCGATAGCGATGGTGGATTCTGCGACACGTTCACGCTGCTGTGGTGTTGTGTGGCGAGCGCCTGCAAGCGCGAGGGCGTGGCCTTCGGGATGAGCCTGGAGGAGTTTGCCGACGCCACCGACCCTGCCGACATCGAAGGCTGGAGCGCCTCGATGTTTGGCGATGGCGGCGACGACGCGGATGCCGACGCTGGTAAAAAAAAATAAGCGTCGAGGATATGCTTGGCTACGGTATGGGGGTGTGCGGCTTGAGTTTTGAAGACTTCGGGCTGCTCACCCCCTCTGAGTTTCGGGCTATCAGCGAGGCCCGCCATCGCCACGACGACGACCGGGAGCGGGAGGCGTGGGAGCGTGCGCGTATCGTGGGCGTGATGAGCGTGAGCCCATGGAGCGGGAAGAGCGTGGATCCGAAGCGGGTGCTGCCGTTGCCATGGGACCAGCGGCAGGATGCGCGGCCCGAGCCGAGCGAGCAGAAGCCCGCGACGAAGGAGGAAGCGCAGCGCGCCTTCGAGGCCCTGATGAGACGTCGGAGAGAGGCCGAGGAAAGGAGGAAGAAGCATGGATGAGAAACAGAAAATCGGGCAGGCGTGGAACGACCTGCTCAAAACGTTTGACCAGCGCGAGATGAAGCGGACGCTGAAAGACGCTTATCGGCGGACGGGCAAGATGATCGCCGCCGTGGCGAAGCGCAGTGTGGAGGGCAGCGGCATCAATGACGCAGGAAAGCTGGCCAAGGGCGTGCGCGTGCGCGTCTATCCTCGTGGCGGCGGTTTCATGATCACCGTGAAGCCTCACGGCAAGAGCGGGTATATCAAGAACCGCCACGGGCTGGAGAAACCTGTGCTCATGTGGGCCGCGGAAGGTACAAAGCAACGCTATCCACGCGGATGGGCGAAGCGTTTTCTCGTGAACACGGGGGACGGCTTTCGCTGGGTTGGCAGGAACAGGGGCAAAATGCCCGCCTATCACTTCCTCGACGAAGCCGAGGCGCAAGGCCCGAAGATCGTGGAGGAGGAGATCGGGATGGCTATCGAGAACGCCACGATGAAGCGTGCGGCGAAGCTGGGGTGGCTATGAATATACTTTATTTATTATAATAGAATATGGCAAAGACTATTCCTTTTAATATCAAGATCCGCATCGACGGCAAGGACGTAGTGGTGAGCAGTCGGCGGGATGTGGAGAGATTAGGCGAGGCCCTGAACGCTTCGACGCAGCGGGCGAACCGTTTCAGAGATTCGATGATCAAATGGTCGGCTATCAGCTCGACCGTCGGTAACGTCTATAGCTCCCTGCAGAACCTGACCAACATCATGGGCGGGTATATCGCGAAGGCGAACGCTGCAACAGAGGCCCAGACGAAGCTGACGACGGTGATGCGGCAGCGCATGAGTGCGACGGCTGAGGACGTGGCATCGGTGAACGCGGCGGTGGCAGCTCAGACGAAGCTCGGCGTAGTGGGTGGTACGGTGCAGCGCAGCGGCCTCCAGCAGTTGGCCACCTTTGCCAGTCATAAGCGGACGCTGACGGCCCTGCTTCCCGCCATGAACAATCTGCTGACCCAGCAGAAGGGTCTGAACGCTACGAGCGAGGACGCCGTCGGCATCGCTAACCTATTGGGCAAGGCGCTGCAGGGTCAGACGGGCGCCCTGAGGCGTGTGGGCATCACCTTTAGCGAGACCCAGGAGAAGGCCCTGAAGGCCGGCAACGAGGGCGAGCGGGCCGCCATGCTCGCCGAGATCATCACGCAGAACGTCGGCAACATGAACGCCGAGCTGGCGAAGACGGACGCGGGAAAGGCGAAGCAGCTGGCGAATAGCTTTGGCGGGGTGATGGTGAATATCGGCAAGGCCCTCATGCCGTACCAGAGCATGATCGCCCAGTTTGGCCAACTGGGCATGGCCGTGACGGGCGTTGTGCAGTTTGGCACGGCGCTGGCGGGCTGTGGGCGCGCCGCCGCTGGCGCCGTCACGAAGCTGCTGAAATGGGGGCCCGTCTCTCAGGTGGTGCGCCAGGCCTCGGTGGGCATGGGCGCCGTGCTGGAGGTGCTCATCGGCAAGCTGCGCTGCGTGGAGGTGGGCGCTACGACGACGGCCACGGCCATTAGGACGCTGAAGGTGGCCTCGGTGGTGGGTCTGGCCCTCGCTGCCCTCTCGGCCATCATCTACGGCGTGTCGAAGACGCTGGAGCAGTCGAAGCAGGCGCTGAGCGCCGAGGCCGTGGCGAAGCAGACCAACAAGCAGCTGACCGAGCAGCTGACGGAGCGGCTGAAGGATTCGAAGGCCGCCGTGGCCGACAACATGGCGCAGCTCTATAAGGACATCGCCGTGACGAAGGACTGGAACGGGACGAAGGCTCAGGAGAAGAAGAAGGTGGAGGAGCTGAACAGTCGGTACGGCGAGACGATGGGCTACTTTAGCAGCGTCAGCGAATGGTACAAGGCGCTGACGGAGAACAGTCAGGCGTACTGCGACCAGCTGACGATCGAGGCCACCATGCGCGCCCTCGCTAATCAGGCGGCCACCAATAACATGAAACTGGACGACCTGGAGGAGAAGCGTAAGAAGGCCTCGACGGTCCGGCAGACGCTCGCCCAGCAGCATCCGTTCCTCTATGGTATGATGGTGGCCGAGGGCGCTAATCTCGACACGATGCACAAGGGAATCAGGGGCACGAGCGAGAGGGAGCGGATAGACGCTCAGATAAAGGCCGTGAAGGCTGACAATCTAAGGTTAAAGCAGCAGATGGCGGCGTATGCGAAGAAGGGCCAGGCGATCACGTTCAAGGTGAAGGGCAGCCCGGAGCCGCCTACTACTACGACGACTACTACGCACACGACGCCCACTACACCCACGACGCCCGCTCCGGCCGCGAACGACGTGGTGGACGAGCCCGAGATCACGGACGGCATCCTCTCCATCCGTCAGCTGGACGAGCTGGTGGAGAAACTCTACGCCGACCTGCTGGCGCTGCCTGATACGAAGGTGAAGGAGGCGCTGGACATCCAGGACGACATCGACACGCTGGAGGACTATCGGAAGAAGCTGGAGGCGCTCCAGCGGATGCGGTATGAGCGCAGCGGCGGCCTAAAGGCAGACATGGGGGCGAGCGGTACGATCGGCGGTAACGTGGCGGGGAACACGGCGCAGGTGGATCTGGCCGCGCTGGTGCGCCCCGTGCTTCCATCGGCGGAAGAGCTGGAGGCGAAGAAGAAGGAGCTGAAAGGCGTGAGCGGTTTCGACATCATCGCTAAAATCGACCTCAGAAACAACGAGGCCGAGGAGCTGCGGAGGCAGATGGAGACGGTGGCCGCGGCGGTGGATGCTGGCGAGATAGGCCGGGAGATGGGCGAGATGCTGGCCGACGGTATCAACAAGCAGCTGGCGGGGATCGGGAAGGTGCCGCTTCGATTCGGGAAAATCCTGAGGAACACGGACAGCGTGAAGGAGCGCATGGACAAGGCTGCGGACGCCATCAATCAGGTGGGGTCGGCGCTGCAGGGCATGGGTAGCGCCTTCGAGCTGCCTGAGCTCAACATCGCCGGCACCATCGCGCAGGCCATCGCCACTACGGCCATGGGCTTTGCGCAGGCGAGCGCGAACGAGGGCAAGAACGGCAACCTGTGGGAATGGGTGGCCGCCACGGCGGTCGGTATGGCGCAGCTGATGGCCATCATCAGCGCCGTGAAGGGCTCGACGGGGTACGCTACGGGCGGTATCGTCGGCGGCAACTCCTATACGGGCGACCGCATCCCCGTGAGGGTGAACTCGGGCGAGATGATTCTGAACCGCTGGCAGCAGAAGCGTCTGTGGGACGTGGCGAACGGACTGGGCGGCGTGCCTCAGGTCGGGAGCGTGCGTCCCGCGATCGGCGCTGGCAGCATCGCGCAGGCGACGGTGCATGTGAGCGTGAGCGGGCGGCTGGTGGGCCAGGGACGGCAGCTGGTGGCCGTGATCGGCAACGAGCGGAAGGCGAGAGGCAAGGCTGGCTGGCGCCTGCCGTGGGAGTAGGTGCTTGCTACTTCGACTTTTGCAAAACGAGAAAAGCCCCCGACACGCATGGACGCGTGCCGGGGGCTTCGGATTATAGAGAATATGAAAGATGTCCGGCTTAATTCCTCAACCTGCCAATGATGTAGAGCAGGATGACGAGGACGACGATGAGGACGAAGAAGGAGTAGCCGATATAGCCGAGGATGGATCTATCGAGCGGTCGCCGTTCGGTCTCTATGTGCTTCTTCTTTACTGCGGAAATCGTGTCGGTGTGGCTGATCAGACGGCAGGAGTCGGTGTCGATGGCGGTGGAGGTGGCCGCCCGGGTCTCCTTGTGGGAGGCGGTGGAGGCGGTGGCGCCGTCGTGGTAGCGGAAGCGGCGGGCGTTGACCCATACCTCTGTAAAGGTGGTATCGGCCTGCTGCCATGTGGCCCGTCGGTAGTGGGCCGCCGTGGTGTCGGCGGTGGTGGTCTGCTGGCGGGTGGTGTCGCGGCTGACAGTATGGGCCGTGGCCGTGTCGGTGCGGACGGCGGCGTGGGCCTGTGTGGCTATGGCGTCGGCCGTGGTGGTGGCTGTGGACCGCAACTCGTCGGAGGCGGTGCGTCTGGAGGCGCAGGCCATGACGGCGATGATGAGCGCCAGGATGGCTATGATGTGGAGCGGCTTATATGTCTGCATATTCTTTGATGGCGTTGAAACATGGGCAAACTTTTTGCCACTTTTCGGGCGAGTATTCTCCCCAGATGGAGCGGTGGCCGAGGATGAAGGCCTTGGGGTAGCGACTATGGATGTCGGCGAGGAGGGCGCGCAGCGCGCGCTTCTGCGCAGGCGTGCGGGTGTCCTCGATATGGGCGCTCCCTACGTCACGGGGATTAGCCTTGTGAAGGCCT